TCATGCCGGCTGCCACTCGACGCGGTAGCCGGGTCGGTCGGCATACGGCAGGGCCAGAGCCGCCAAAATGGGCGAGAGTTCCCGGGTGTCCCATCCACCCATAGCGCGACGGCGTTCGGCTGCGTACCGCTCGTACTCGGCGATGATGCGCCGCTTGGCGTCCACCTCGGCCAGCACCCGCGCCGGGTCGTGGCGGGCGATGTGCTCGCCGTCCACGTCGTTGAGGGGCGACCCGTCAGCCTTGCGGGCGGCGATCGAATACGCGCTGCTGGAGATGGCGAACGTCTCCCGGTCGTAGGACCAGCTCGGGTGGTCTGCGCCGGCCCGCTTCGCCGCGTACTCGTCCTCGTCGAGCTGCTGCCGCAGCCAGGTCACCAGATCGGCATTCATGCCGCCCATCATGCACCCGCCGCCCCGCCAAACAGGTGCCCGCCCAGCTTCTTGACCGCCTCCGCCATCAACTCGTGCGCGCCCTGCGTGTACCCCTGCGTCGTGCGGATGTCCCGGTGCCCCAGCACCTCCTGCACCACCCGAATGTCGACACCCTGAGCGAGCAGCATCGTCGCCGCCGAGTGCCGCATGATGTGCAGTTTCTTGTGCGGCACCCCGGCCTCTTGCAGAATCGACACCCACTCGTCGTAATCGTCACGCGGGTCGATCAGGCTGCCGTCCTCGTTGGCGAACACCACGTCATTCTCATTCCATTTCCCGCCACTCTTTAGGCGTTCTTTCTGATGCGCTTTCCGATGCGCTTTGAACGCTGGCAGCAATTGCGGCGGAATGGGAATGGAACGGCGTGACTTGCCTTTCGTCTTCACGAACATCAGACCGCCGCCGGACCGTTTCGGGCATTCCGCGCCGCGTTTCCTGCCGCACGTTCCGCCGCACCCGTGTTCGTAGATCCGCCGGCGCAACTGCCACCACACGTGCACGACCCCGGCGTCCAGGTCGACGATGTCCTGCCCGTCGACGCGCCACCGCAGCCCCAGCGCCTCCCCCTGCCGCAGCCCCAGCGCGAACGCCACCGACCACCGCACCGTGTTCCGCCGGCGCTGCGCGACCGCCAGCACCTGCCGGGTGTACGTCTCGGCGAGCGCCTCCGTCTTCGCCGGGTCCACGCTCGGCGCGTCGACGAGCTTCGCGACGTTCCGCACGACGTGCCCGCGGCGCAGCGCGATGTCCAGGGCCCGCGACAGGATCCGGTGCACCTTCAGCTGGTGGCTCGGCGCCTTCCCCGCCTTGGCCATGGCGGTGTAGATCGCATCGAGGTGCTCCGGCGTGAACCGGTCCAGGCGCAGCTGCCCGTACTCCGGGTAGACCCAGTTGCGCATCTTCGACCGGTAGTCGTAGACGGTGCCGGGGTTGCAGCGGCGCGGCGCGATCGTGTCGAGGTAGGTGTCGAGCCAGTCCTGGACGGTCAGCTTCTTGCCGGCCTTGGTGACCGCGCCTGTCTTCTTCAGCGTGTCGAGCAGCTCGTCCGCCGCGTCCTCGGCTTCCCGCTGCGTGGGCCGGCTGATGTGCCGCTGGTCCGGGCGCCCGTTCGCCTTGGTGCCGACCGTGACGTAGGCGTGCCAGTAGCCGTCCTTGCCCTCCCGCGCGACGGGGCGGCGCCGGCGGGCCATCAGGGTTGCTCCGTGTCCGCGCGGGTGGCCCGGGCCAGCATCCGGATGGTGTGCCGGATCGCTTGCTTCTCGGACTCGGGCACGTTGGGGTCGCGCAGGATGCGGCCGAGCCGGCGCAGGTCGGGGTCCTCGGTGGGCTCCGGCTCGGGTTCGCGGGCGCGGTCGGAGATGCCGAGCGCGGCGGCCCCGGCGGACACGGGGATCTCCAGGCCGGTGCAGAACGCGGCGACCTTCTCCCACTTCGGCAGGCCGCCCTCGCCGCTCTGCCACTTGTGAAAGGTGCTCGGGGAGATGCCGGTGGCTGCCTTGATCTGGGTGTCGGTCATGCCGCGTTCGCGGGCGTCGCGGAGGGCCCGGGCGATGAAGCGTGCGAAGCGGGCGCGGGCTACGGCTGGAGGCACGGTCACGCGCTCAGTGTCGGTCCGATTCGTCGGACGACCGTCGCGTGGACGAGAGCACTCCGACTGACTGGAGCGCAGGGGCTGACCTCTACCCCTGGGGCCTCGGCTCCGCCAGAGGTGCCGACGATTCGCGTCGGTTGCCGCGGTTCGCGGTCCGTAGCAACGGTTGCTCATGCTCTGATGATAGGTCGCTGGGTTCAGTCGAATATCCCCCGAACGTATGAAGTGCTCCTATGAATCGGAGCGTGTAGCGTCACTCCTATGAATCGGAGTGAGATCGTTCAGACTCCGGCACGCCGGAGTGACAAGATCCCCGGACGGCTGGCCTACACGGTGCCGGAGGTCGCGGTCCTGCTCGGCGGCGTCTCGGAGCGTTTCGTGTGGAAGCTGCTCGCCAGCGGCGAGCTGGTCGGTTTCGACCTCGGCCGACGGAAGGTCGTCTACCACGAGGACCTCGACGACATGCTGCGCAAGCTGCGCGCCGACGAGCTGAAGGCCCGGGCGATGGCGGCGGAGGCGGCGGCATGAGGGCGCAGGCAGCACCGGACGGCTCGGGCAACAACAGCGGCGGCGGCGCGGGCACGCACCCGACCGGCGGTGGAGGCACTGGCCCGAAGGCCACCTGAGACTCCGGCCACCTGGCCGGAGCCCGCCCCGGCTGTGTCGACGTCGGCCGGGGCGGGCCACGAACGGCCACCGGGCGCGTCTGGACGCCCGGTGGATGGAGCGGACGTCGACGGCGCGGCCCGTTGGACCCGGCTTGCCGATGGTGGCCCCGTCGACCACGCCGCTCCAGCTCCGGCAGCGCCCGTCGGGAGGGCGGGCGCTGCCGGAGTAACCCCCAGACGCAAAGCGCGGGCCGCCTCTAGCCAGGCGACCCGCGACCACCGACCTACCAAACGAAGGAGACAGGTCGATGTCCCAGCAGACTACCGACAACCGTCCGGCCGTCGAGAACCTGGCCGCCGGCGACCACATCAGCGACAACACCGGCGTGCACCAGGTCGTGCACGTCCTGCGCTACAACAACGGCGACGGCACCCCGATGATCGCGCTGACCCAGCTGCCGCTCGGCAAGGGCGAGCCGTGGGTGGCCCGGCACGCGGAGGGCACGAAGCTGCACCTGGCGACCGACGCCGAGGTCCGCGACTACACGGACGCGGGTAGGCGGGCGGCGCTGGCCGAGGCGCTGCACAACCTCGCCGACGACATCGTCGAGCAGCGACTGCCGGTGTCCGCGAGTTTGTTCGATGTCGGGCCCGGGGTGCTCGGCTCGCGGGCAGACCTGGAGCGGTGGGCCGCGTACGTCGGCGTCGAGGTGACGCTGAGTGGGCGGATCCCTATCGCGAGCACGTCGCGTCCGATCGCGGACGGGTTGAGTCTCCACTTCCACACGCAGTGCTCGCCGGAGCCGGAGCCGGTCGTCGTGGATCCGACGGCGGGTGCCGAGCTGGCCGCGAAGGTCCAGGGCGAGGCCGACGCGCTGCCCGCCGAGGTCTGACCGATGGCCGCCATCGTGTTCCCCGCCGCCGCGCCCGGCGACGACGTGCACCCGGCGTGGTGCGCGTGCCGCGGCTGCACCGACCGGCAGGTGACCGCGTTGTCCCGGCCGCTCGTGCAGCCCGGCGCGCGCCGCGACCAGGCGCTGGACCGCCGCCGCCGGGGTGCCCGGTGAGCCGCATCGACCGCCTGGACGGCGGCATGGACACCGCCCGCGTCACCGCCAGCGAGCAGGACCGCATCCACCGAGAGCAGCGGCAGGCTGACGCCCTTGCGTACCTGACCCGCAAGGGCCTGGACGACGTCGCCGAGATCCTCGGCCTGACCCCGTCGCCGAAGCCGAAGCGGGAGCCCCGCAAGCACGCCCGCAAGACGCCCACCCAGGAGTCCTGATGCCGCGCACCGGCAGCACCACCGACGAGCCCGACGACATCGAGCAGTGGATTCACGGGCTTCGCGCGCCCAGCCCGGACGAGGCGCCCGTCGACGACCGCACCGAGCCCGACACCGCCGCCGGCCAGCCGGCGCCCAACCCTGGAGCACACCAGCAGTGAAGATCGTCAAGAAGAGCAACGGCCGCACCCACTGGTATGTCGACGCCGACACCGGCGAGCGCGTCCCCGGCGTCACCACCATCCTCGACCAGGGCCTCCCCAAGAAGGCCCTGATCAACTGGTCCGCGAACGCGACCGCGGAGTACGCCGTCGACAACTGGCAGGACCTGACCGCGCTGGCCCCGTCCGCCCGCCTCAAGAAGCTCCAGGGCGGCCGGTACGCCGCGAAGGACGAGGCCGCGAACCGCGGCACCCAGGTCCACAAGCTCGGCGAACGGCTGCTGCACGGAGAGCGGGTCGTCGTGCCGGACCTGCTCCGGCCGTACGTCGACTCGTACGTGCGGTTCATGGACGAATTCCAGCTGCGCGCCCGCTACGTCGAGGCGCTGGTCTACTCCGAGCGGCACCGGTACTGCGGCACCCTCGACATCTTCGGCGACATCCTGCTGCCGGACATGCCGGAGTACGACCACCTGCCCCGCGACGACGACGGCTACGTGTGCAACTGCCTGATCGACGCGAAGACCAACCGCAGCGGCATCTTCGGTGAGACGGCGTTGCAGCTGGCCGGGTACCGGTTCGCCGACTACATGCAGCCGGACCCGAACGACCCGGACAGCGCGTTCGGCATGCCGCCCGTCACCTTCACCGGGGCGGTGTGGATCCGCCCCAACGGGTACTCGCTGATCCCGGTGACGGCGGAGGACGAGCAGCACCGGGCGTTCCTGTACGCGCAGCAGGTGGGGATCTGGGACCAGGGGGCGCGGGAGCTGATCGGTGACCCGATCGAGCCGCCGACCGCGTCCCGGTACGTGCTGGCCGAGGCGGACGCACGGTGACCGCGCCGACGACGTCGGGCCTGGCCGCCGCACTGGCCAAGGTCCAGGCCGAGCTGCCCGAGATCGACCGGGACCGCACCGTCACCGTCGAGACGAAGAAGGGCGACCCGTACTCGTACAGCTACGTCACCCTCGCTCACCTGTCGAAGACGATCCTGCCGCTGCTGGCGAAGCACGGGCTGGCGTTCGCTGCGATGCCCGGTGCCGGGTCGGACGGGAAGATGTGCGTCCGCTACACGCTGATGCACGAGTCCGGCGAGTCGCTGTCCGGGGAGTTCCCGATCTCCGGTGAGGGCGGCATCCAGATGATCGGCGGCCGGATCACGTACGCCCGCCGGTACTGCCTGGCCGCGCTCGTGGGGGTGGCGGCGGACGAGGATGACGAGTCGCGGCTGTCCGAGGACGGCCGGCCGGCGACGGCGCAGCGGGCCGCGGCCCGGCCCCGCCAGCAGCAGCCGCCGGCGCCGGCCGAGGAAGGGCAGACCGCCCAGCGCGCCCAGCGTCCGGCCCGACCCGCTGCCCAGCCGCCCCTGCCCGGCGAGCAGCCCGCCAAGCTGTCCGACAGCCAGCGCGGCATGTTGATGGGCCAGTTCACCAAGCTCGGCATCGAGGACCGCACGGCGCGGCTGAGGACGATGACGACGCTGCTCGGCCGGCAGGTGGAGTCGGCGAACGACTTGACCCGGGCTGAGGCGTCGGACCTGATCAACGTGCTGGCGGCGGCGTTGGAGTCGGACGACCCGCGCACGGTGCTGCTGGAGGCGCTGGCGGCAGCCGCCGCGGCGGCCGGCGGTGAGGGCCAGTGACCGGGCCGCTGATCCTGAAGGTGTACGGGCTGCCCGGCCCGCAGGGGTCGAAGACGAGCTACGGCCCGGGTCGCATGGTCGAGTCGTCGAAGAAGGTCAAGCCGTGGCGCGCGGACGTGCGGTTCGCCGCCGAGGAAGCGATCAGCTGCGACTGTCCGGACCAGTGCGGCGGGCTGCTGCCGGGCTACCCGCTCGACGGGCCGCTGTTCGTGCGGATGGTGTTCACGTTCGTCCGACCGAAGAGCCACTACCGGACCGGCCGCAACGCGCACCTGCTCCGCGACAGCGCGCCGGCCCAGCCGCAGGGCGCCCCGGACCTGTCGAAGCTGCTCCGGTCGACGGAGGACGCGTTGACGTCGGCCGGGGCGTGGCGGGACGACGCCCGGGTCGTCGAGTACGAGCGCGCGGCGAAGGTGTGGGCCGGTGAGGACCCGGAGGCCCTCGACGCGCCGGGCGCGCTGATCGTCGTGCGCCCGCTGCTGCTGCCGGTAGAGGTGCCCGGTGCTGCGTAGGTGGCTGGCCCGGCTGGTGTCGGCCGAGGTGCGGCACCTCACCGAGCAGCGGAACACCGCGGCGCGGGCCGCCGTGCGCTGGCATCAGACCGCGCTGATCGAGCAGGCCCGGGCAGACGCCCTGGCCCAAACCAAGGAGCAGTGAGTGATCGCGATCAAGCTGGACTCGAAGCTGACCACCGCCGCCGGCGTCAGCCTGGAGCGGTACGCCAGCAAGCTGTACGGCCAGCCCGGGATGCGGCTGGTCGGGACGGTGGAGCTTCGCCACGTCGAGCGGACCCAGCCCGCGCCGGACGAGGACAAGAAGCCCAGCGTCACGCTGCGCGTCAGCGGGCTGGAGCTGGCGAACCCGGACCAGGAAGACACGATCCGGGAAGCGCATCGGGCCCTGTACCTGCACCGCAACGCGCAGGGCACCCTCGACGAGTCCGGCGACATCGAGCTGGCGGACCGGACGCTGAAGATGGCCGGGAACATGCTCCACGCGATCGAGGCGGCCCGGTACGAGGTCGCGGTACGCGGGTGGGCGGAGCACGCGCGGCGTGCCATCGCGGTGAACGGGTCGACGGCGAACGAGCTGCGGGCCGAGCTGCGCAAGGTGGCGGAGGGCCTGGAGCGGGTGCTGCGCGGCGAGCCGACCGAGGACGGCGCGTCGTGACCGCCGACAAGGACATCGAGCGCACCGACCACACCCTGCGCGTGCTGTACGAGGTCGCCCGCGAGCGCAGCCGCCAGGACGCGAAGTGGGGCGAGCAGAACCACCCCGACGGCACCGACGAAAGCCGCTGGGACAAGGAGGCCGCCGTCAGGGCTCGTGCCCTCTGCCAGCACCTCGCCGCCAGAGGTGAGCTGACCTGGGATGCGATCTTGTCCGAGGAGATCGCCGAGGCGTTCGCCGAGTCCGACCCGGCCAAGCTCCGCGCCGAGCTGATCCAGGTCGCCGCCGTCGCGGTCGCCTGGGTCGAGGCGATCGACCGGAGGCAGCCATGAGCCGTTTCCTTCGGTCCGCCGCCGCCCCGCCGCCTGCCGACCCGACCGCCGTCCGTCTCGCGCAGCTCACCGCCCGCCAAGACCAGGCCCTCGCATACGTCGATCGTGGCCTGGCGGCGAACCGCGGCAACACGGCAGTCACCGACGTGCTGCTGGACCTGCGGAACCTGCTGCGCCCGCCCGAGCGGCCCGCGCTGTGACGACTGATCGCCGCGACGCCGCCAGCCCCGCCCGGGCCGGCGGCGTCGCCCACACCGAGCCCCGGAAGGGAGCCACCGTGGAACACCCCACCGAGAAGTGCCGCAGCTGCCCGGCACAGGTCATCTGGGCGACGACGGAGCGCGGCAAGACGATGCCCGTCGACGTCGAGCCCGGCCCCGGCGGCAACGTGCAGCTCGTCGAGCAGTACGGCCAGCTGACCGCCGTGGTGGTGCCGGCGCACCGCGCGTTCGGCCGCAAGGACCTGCGGATGTCGCACTTCGTGACGTGCCCGCAGGCCGACCAGTGGAGGCGGCGGTGAGCTACGACATCTGGCTCAACATCGACACCGGCGGACCCGAGCCAGCCACCGTCTGGGACAGCTTCAACTACACCAGCAACTGCGGGCCGATGTGGCGCGCCGCCGGCGCCGACCTGGCCGCGTTCGATGGCGAGCCGGCCGGCGAGTGTCTGCCCATCCTCACCGCCGCCATCAAGCGGATGGAGGACGACCCTGCCACGTACCGGGCGATGGACCCGCCGAACGGCTGGGGGTCCTACGACTCGCTGCTGCCCGCGCTGCGGCGGCTCGCCGACGGCTTCCGCTCCCACCCGAAGGCCACCGTGCGGGTGTCCCGATGAACGGGCTGCTGATCGTCACCCAGGAACAGGCCATGGCCGCGATCCGCGACCACATCGGCCAGCCCGGCATCGACCCGGCGCTGACCGCCACGGTGAACGCCGTCCTGGCCGTGCACCGCATCGACCCGCCGGAGGACGGCGGCAAGCCGTGGGCGGACTGCCAGGAGTGCGGCGGGTCCGGCGTGGTCGTCCACATCTCCGACGAGGGCGTGGCCTCCCGTCACTGCCACTGCCAGTGCCCGTGGTGTGCCGGGTGTGACGAGGCGTTGTGCGCAGGCCCGTGCCCGACGGTGGCCGCCATCGCGCGGGCGCTGGGGCTGCTCGCCGCGCCGACCCCGTGACCGACCGGACCGCGCTCGCCGCGTTCGTCCGCCACATGGCGCTGCTGACGATCCGCAGCCGCCGCAACCGGGCGCTGCGCCTGGCCTTGACCGCTGACCTGATCCGAAGGAAGAACCGATGACCGACACCGACACCCAGATCGCCGACCTCGCCCAGTACCTGCGCGACGCCAACACCCGCGAGGCATGGGCCGCCGAACAGGGCATCCCGTTCGGACACTTCGCCCGCGTCGCTCGCGCCTCGCTGGTGGCCGCCGGCTGGCGCCCGCCCGCGGCCGACGCCACCACCTACACCCGGGACGCCGGCTACACCGGCCCCGCCCCGGCCGCCGCGCTGCCCGGCACCGTACGCGGTGTCGGAATCGCCATGCAGCGCCTGGAGATGCGCGTCGGCGAGCAGCTGCGCGAGCTGGAGCGGCGGATCGGCCGGGTGGAGGACCGCGTCGACGAGATGCAGACGCCGTCGGAATACGAACCGGCCGACGCCGACCCGGACGACGTACAGCGAATGCTCGACGACGCCACCTACGCGTTCGGCGAGGCCCGCACGTCATCCGAACGCCAGGATGCCATCCGTAGCCTGCTCGACGGCTGGTATGCCGCCTGGCCGAAGACGGCCGTCACCGACCCGCACGAGGGGATCGCGTGGCACCTGGTCAGCCTCGTCGACGCGGCCGAGGCCCGCGCATCCACGCCGGCCGCTGCCGGACAACACGGCGAGCAGCGAAAGCAGCCGCCGCGTGGGCAGTTCTGCCACGTGCACTTCTCGTGGCTGTGCCAGGCCGGTCAGGGGAACTGCAAGTTGCAGAAGGTTCAGGGGGAGCACCCGGCCGACGAGATGGTGTGGCTCGGCGACCTCCCCGGCTTCTACCTCACCGCCGAACACCGCGAAGTCGTCCTCAACCACCGCTGCGGCTGGGAATGGCGCTACGGCACCACCATGCCGCTCCTGGCGAACCTGATCGAGGGCGCCGTCGCCGACCACCGCCGCGACGGCTGCCGGACCGAGGGCTGACCGATGACCGACAAGCCCTACACCGACGCCGAACTCGAGTTCGCCCACGACGCCTTCGCCAAGGCGTGGACCAACCACCAGACCGTCCACCCCCTGCCCGAGCAGTGCGACCCGGCCGAGCCCGAAGAGGACTGCTGCGACCGGGAGGGCCTGCGGGCCGCCCTGGCCGCGCTGGCCGCCACCGGCCGACTCGCCGCGCCGGCCAGGTCCGGGCCGAGGATCAGCATCGAGCGGCCCGACGACGAGCGGATCCAGGTCCACATCAACGGGCAGGAGGTCGCCAGCGCCAACCACGACGAGCACGGCTGGTCCGGCATGGACGCCATCGAGCGGACCGCGCTCGCGGTGGCCCGTGCGTGCGGCGCCCGCGCCGACCAGGCGGAGGGCTGACCGGTGGCCGACCCGACCACCACCGAGTGCGGGGAACCCGCCGACCAGCGCGGATTCTTCCGCTGCGGGAAGCCCGCCGGCCATACCGGCGACCGGCACCACGTCGACTTCGGCGTCGGCTCCTACACCTGGGGCTACGCCCCGGCCAGCCCGACCTGCTGCCGCTGCGACCCCGAGCTGTGCGCCGACGACGACACCGGCGAGCACTGCGCCGAACAGTCCTGCGGGCTGTGCCTCCACGGCTGCCCGGCGCCCGACGGCGAACCGTGCTGCATGGAAGGCCCGAACATCATCACCATCGAGCTGCCCGGGATCAGCCGGTGAAGCCGCTCGACCCCACCCGCCACCACGCCGACGGCTGCCACTCCGAACACGCTGCCTGGGGCCCTGATGGGGAACTGATCGTCGCCATCGGCGTCGGGCCTATCCCCAAGCAGGGCAAGTATTCGCCCGGCGACTGGGTCGTCATGCATGGCGCCGCCGGCATGCCGCCCGGGAATCGGCGCTACGGGTTCCGCGGCATGGTCCTTGGCGGCTGCGGCGGCGGCTACTACTACGGCATCACCGACGACGGCCGGCAGTGGTTCGAGACCGCCGGGGCGCTGCACCGCGACGGCCAGCGTCCCCGCGACACGTGCACCTGCTGCCCGTGGCAGCCCCGCAAGCCTGCCCCGGCACCCGCCGGGAAGCAGCTCGACCTGTTCCCCGTCACCGACCTGTTCGGCCAGCCCGCAACGCCGGAGAACCTGTGAACAACCCCGCCGCCGGCTACCTCGCCGACACCCAAGCCGACTATGATCATGGGGACGTCGACGATGGAGCTCTGGTCCCAATGACCCGAGGCCGGCTCGACGACGCCGACTTCCGCGTAGAACGCGCCCGCAAGGCCCGCGCCGCGCAGAACACCCCCGGACACCACCTCCGGCAGGTCATCCGCGCCGGCAGCTGCCACACCGATGCCCGCTGGGCCGTCCGGCTCGTCGCCGACCAGCTACCGAAGACGCCCGCCGAGATCGCCGCCGCCCGGCACCTCGCCGCCGCCCTGGAGTGGGCCGCAGACCTCGCCGAGGTGCAGCCATGAGGCGGCGGCGGGTGTGGGGTGAGTACGGGTGCCGACGGTACGGCGGCTGCACGCCCGCCCTCCGCTGCGCCGAGCACACCGGCCACGCCACCCCCGTGCCGATCGGCGAGCTGATCGCCCGCGTCCTTGCCCACATCGGACAGCAGCGGGCCGCCCGGTGACCATGGCCATCGACGCCCCCAACCCCACCGCCGTCGACCCGGTCGTCGGCGCAGAGCGGTTCCTGCTCGGCACCGCCCTGACCGAAATCGACCACACCCCGGGCGCCGACGACCTGGAGCCGGGCGACTTCTACCTGCCGCGGCACGGCGCGATCTGGCGGGCCATCCAGGCAGCCCGGGACGCCGGGGAACCCGTCGACCCCGTGTCGGTCGCTGACCGGCTCGACAAAGCCGGCGACCTCGCCCGGGCCGGTGGGCTGCCGTACCTGACCGAGCTGTCCAGCGCCGCCATGGGGCCCGGCACCGTCGGCCACCACGCCGGCATCGTCCGCAAAGCGGCCCGCCGCCGCCTCCGGGAGCAGCTGCTCGCCCGCGCCGCCCGGCTGCTCGACCACGAAGACGAGTGGGACGAGCAGGCCCCGCAGCTGCTCGCGCAGCTCGCCAACCCGGGCGCCGGCCGCGGCCAGCCCGGCGACCGCGACTCGTGGCAGCCCCTCGACCTCGGCCCGTACCTGCGCGGTGAAGTCGTCCGCCCCGAACCCACCATCGGTGTGGCCCGACGCGACGGGCTGCGGTTCATCTACCCCGGCAAGGAACACAGCGTGATCGGCGAGATGGAGGCCGGGAAGTCGTGGTTTGCGCTCGCCTGCGTGGCCGCCGAACTCGACCAGGGGCACCACGTCGTGTACGTGCACTTCGAGGAAGCCGACCCCAGCGACACGGTGGAGCGGCTCCAGGCCCTCGGCGTCCCCGACCCGGCGATCGCCGAGCGGTTCCGGTTCGTGGCCCCGGCCCGCCCGGTGACGGAGGCGCAGATCGCCCGACTCGTCGCCGACAGCCCGTCGCTGGTCATCCTCGACGGCGTCAACGAAGGCATGGCCATGCACGGCGCCGCCATCCGCGAAGAGGACGGCGTCGCCGCGTTCCGCCGCCTGCTGATCCGGCCGTTCATCAACGCCGGCGCCGCCGTTCTCAGCGCGGACCACGTCGTGAAGGACCGCGAGAACCGCGGCCGGTACGCCCTCGGCTCCATCCACAAGGGCAACGCCCTGTCCGGGGCGCTGATCCTGCTGGAGAACGCCGACCCGTTCGGCCGCAACGCCCGAGGCCGCTCCCACATCTACGTGACGAAGGACCGTCCCGGGCACCTGCGCCGCCACGGACGTGGCACGAAGACGTCCGGGAAGACGTTCATGGGCGAGATGATCGTCGACGACACCCGCACCCACGTCAGCTACCTCGACCTGGCGATCCTGCCCCCCGCCGAACCCAAGCCGTCCGAGGCCGACGACGACAAGACCACCGAACTGGCCGACGCCGTCCACGACGTGATCGCCGCCCTACCCGGCAAGGCCGTCGGATCAGAACGGGCCCTGTTCGCCGAAATGCGCAAGGCCGGCTGGAAGGTCGACGACTACCGCATCCGGGACGCCGTCGACGACCTGATCGCCCACGGACGGGCCGAAGAGTACGACGGACCCCGACGGGCCAAGGGCTACCGGCTGACTGCTGTGGAGAGTTCCTCGATCGAGGAGAGTTCGTGAGGGCCCGTGCGACTGCTGTGTTCGGTGGGCGCGCCTCCGGCGCGACCCTACACCGCACAGCAGTCACACGCAAACGGCAGTGCTGTGGCACAGCAGTCCACAGCAGTCCACAGCAGTCATGTGGAAAAGAATCATGAGCAACGCGTGGAAGGGCGGAAGCACCAGGCGGTGGCGCCGCATCCGCGCCGACGTACTGGCCCGCGACGCAGGGAAGGGATGCCGCGCACACCAAGACGGATGGTGCGCGCGCGTACCCGGGCAGCACACCTGCACCGACACCCAGGACGTGGTGCACCACACCCACGGCAAGGCCGTGACCGGGGATGACCCTTGCTACCTCGTCGCCGCGTGCGAGGCCTGCAACCTCCACATCGGCGACCCCACCCAGCACGACGACCCACCCAACAAGGCGGTGACCCAATGGTGATGTACCGCATCGGCCGAGTGCTATGCCGCTGCTTCAAGCTGCACAACACCTCATGCCGGGGCAGGAGCGATCACAGCCCCGGCGTAGGTCGCTGGACGTCGCGATGGTGAGCGACCTGCGGGCCCTGATCCGCGAGGCGATCGCCACCGAGTGGCATCGACGGATCGCCGAGCAGATCGCAGACACTCCGGCCGGACACGTCGACGCGCTGACCGATGCAGTCGTCGAACGGCTGTCCGATTTTTCCCCACCAGGGGCCCAGCGGACACCCGCGCCCTGTCCTTTTTTTGTGTGCGCGATTGGAGGCCTCCGTGAGCCTGGCGCTCGCTGACCCGGACGTCGTCCTGGGCTCGACCACGCCCCGCCTGTGGACCCCGCCGCTCGTGACCGGTGAGCCCGGGCCGTGCGGCTGCGGGTGCGCGTTGACGCCGGAGAGCAGCTACGGCTTCCGGGAGGTGGAGTTCGCCGAGCGGCGGTTGGGCCGGCCGAAGTGGCCGTGGCAGCGCTGGCTCTCGATCCACGCCGGCGAGCTGCGGCCGGACGGCGTCCCGCGGTTCCGGCGGCTGATCGTGGTGGTGGGCCGGCAGTCGGGGAAGACGCGGGAGGTCGAGGACCTGACGCTGTTCTGGCTGTTCGACGAGAAGCAGCCGAGCATCCTCGGCACGTCGACGCTGGCGAAGTACGCGAAGAAGCCGTGGATGTCGGCGTTCAACATCGCGTTGAAGGTTCCGGAGCTGCGGGCCCGGATGGGTGACCGGCCGGAGAGGAAGGCGATCCGGAAGACGACCGGCGAAGAGGAGTGGTGGACCGCCGATGACTGCCACTACGCGATCGCGGCCAGCAACGCCGAGGGCGGCCGGTCGATGTCCAACACGCGGGTCATCGCCGACGAGTTCGCGAAGCAGTACAACTACGACGCGTACGGCGCCGCCTACTACTCGATGGACGCGTTCGAGAACGCCCAGTATTGGGCGCTGACCACGCCGGACGCGAAGGGTGTGCCGTTCAACGATCTGCGTTCCGCCGCGCTGAAGTTCGTGGAGACGGGCGAGGGGGATCCGTCGCTGGGGCTGTTCGAATGGAGCGCGCCGGAGGATGCGGACCCGACCGATGTGCGGGCGTTGGCGCAGGCGATGCCGACGCTGGGTCTGCCTGGCGGCAAGTCGGCGGCGCGGTTGCTGAACGATGCGCGTGCTGCTGTGGCGTCCGCGGAGGCTGGGGACGGTGATCTGCTGCGCACGTTTAAGACCGAGGTGATGTGTGTCCAGGCCGGGCAGCTGGACCCGGCGATCGACCCGGACGGGTGGCGGGGCTGCCTCGATGCGGCGCCGGTGGACGTGGAGCAGCGTCAGCGCCTGGCGGCGTGCGTGGACCTGTCGCTGGACGGGACGCACGCGACCCTCGCGGTGGCGGTGGTCCTGGACGACGAGCGGGATCGTGTGCGGGTGGAGACGGTGCACGAGTGGTCGGGGCCGGACGCGGCGACGCAGATGGAGCGGGAGCTGCCCGCGTGGGCGGAGCGGGTGCGGCCGAAGGTTCTCGGGTGGTTCCCGTCGGGGCCGGCGGCGGCGGTGGCGGCGAAGCTGGCGGACCGGCGCAAGGAGGGCGGCCGGGGTTGGCCGCCGCGCGGGGTTCGGGTGGAGGGCATCCGGGGCGAGCAGACAGCGGTGTGCATGGGCCTGGCCAAGGAGGCCAAGGCCCGGACGCTGGCGCACTCCGGTCAGGCGATGCTCGACGCTCAGGTGGGTCCGGCCGAGAAGCTGCGGCGGGGCGACGGGTGGGTGTTCACCCGGGCGGGCAACGGCAACGTCGATGCGGTGTACGCGGTGGCGGGGGCGGTGCATCTGGCCCGGACGTTGCCGAAGCCGAGGAAGGTGTCCCGCCGTACACGCGGTGGCTGATTCACGAAACAGAATGCGCGTATTACACTTCGCACGTGGGGTGGCTGGGGGCGGTGGGGCAGCAGTTCCGGGAGCTGCTGTCCCTGCCGCGTCCCTTGGCCCTGGAGCTGCCACCGGCGGCCGTGTTCGACTCGGCGCCGCGGCCGATCGACAAGCTGTTCGCCGAGATGAAGGCGGGCACGCCGGGCCGGGTGTCGCGGGCTGAGGCGCTGTCGGTGGCGGCCGTGCAGCGGGGCCGCAACAGCCTGTGCAGCATCGCCACGCTGCCGCTCACGCTGTACCGAGGCTTGGAGATCGTTCCGAGCCCGTTTCTGTCCCAAATCGATCCCGATGTGCCCAATGTCGTCACGCTGAGCCAGACGATCGAGGACCTGGCGTTCGACGGCATCAGCTGGTGGCTGATCACCGCGCAGGACTTCGCCGGCTACCCGCTCGCTGCCCGGCACCTCGACGTCGGCACGGTGTTGCTGGACCCGCCGCCCGGGCAGCCGAACCCGTTCCCGTCCGGCGTGGACGCCCGGGGCGTGAAGATCGTGTGGGTGGCGGGTGAGGCGACCCCCGCCGACAAGCTGATCCGCTTCGACAGCCCGAACCCGGGGCTGCTGACGGCGAACGCGCGGGCGATCCGGCGGGCGCTGCTGCTGGACAAGCTGGCGTCGACCTATGCGGACAACCCGCGGCCTCTCGATTACTTCACGGACAGCGAAGACACCTCCGTCGAGCCGATGGACGACGACGAGATCGACAGCTTCCTGGCCGAGTGGAACGCCCAGCGGAAGCAGTCCAGCACGGGCTGGATCCCGGGGAACGTGAAGCGCGTCGACGTGGCGACCCCGTCTCCGTCGGAGCTCCAGCTCGTCGAACTGCAACGCCAGGTCACGCTGGAGATCGCGAACGGTTTGGGCGCGGATCCCGAAGAGCTGGGCGTCAGCACCACGTCGCGGACGTACTTCAACGCCGCTGACCGGCGCGTGTCGAAGATCAACGAGCGTTACGCGCCGTTCATGTCGGCGATCACGCAGCGGCTGTCCATGGGTGACGTGACCCGCCGCGGCTACCGGGTCGCGTTCGACCTGACCGACTACCTGAAGCCGGACCCGGTCGCGCAAACCACCTACTGGAAGGCGCTGAAGGACATGGGCGTGATGGACGCTGACGAGATCCGCGCGGCGGCCGGCCTGTCCGGTCCGGCGCCGAAGCCGGCCGCCGCCCCGCCGCCGGCCGAGGGGGACGGCGGAGAGCAGGACCAGGCCGCCGACCAGACCGAGCAGTCCGGCGCTGAGGCGGCCCGGCCGGCTGGGATGACCTTCGCCTCCACCGACGACGGCCCGGCCATGACGTTCGCCGGCGGCGACTTCGCCGGCGGGACCGAGCCGGCGAAGGTCGACGTCGAGACGCGCACCATCACCGGCCTGGCCGTGCCGTACAACAAGATCGCCCGCAAGTACGGGCTGGCGTTCAGGTTCCTGCCCGGGTCGCTGGAGTACGACGACGCGAACCTGTCGCGGATCAAGCACCTGAAGGACCACTACACGCCGGTCGGCATCCACACGTCGGTGACGGAGACGCGGCGCGGCCCGGTCGTGAAGCTGAAGGTGCTCGACGGCCCCGAGGGCAGCCCGGCCAAGTTGGAGCGCGACCAGCTGCTCTACGACGCGCAGCACGGCCTGTACGACGGCCTCAGCGTCGGCGTCGACTTCAGCCTCGACCCCGAGGACGGGGACGTCGAGTGGAACGAGAAAGACCAGGTCTACGACGTCAAGCGCGCCACCTGGCGCGAGACGTCGTCGACGCCCATGCCCGCATTCGACGACGCTCGCGTGACCAAGGTGGCCGCGAGCAGGACTGCAACCCGAGCGAAGGAGTCCGGCATGCCGGAGAAGGACGAGTCGACCGAGACTCAGACCACGCTGCCGGCGGCCGGTGGCGTCAACCTCAACCAGGACCAGATCACCGCGCTGCTGAAGCGGCCCGGCGCGATCGAGGCCCTGGTGGCCGCGCAGCAGCAGCCGCGCGGTGGCGAGCAGAGCCAGCCGGCCATCCCCGACGGGGCGCTCGTCCTGTCGGCCGAGCAGGTCGACTCGCTGATCAAGGCCGGCCAGCTCGGCGCCCTGCTGGGTGTGCCGCAGCTGACCCCCGGCCCGCGGGCCGAGGCGGAGCCGGAGCGGCGCGCGACCGTCGACCCGACCCGCCGGACCGTGTCGGCCAGCGTGCGGGAGCCGGCGCCGTACGCGTTCGACCGGCAGGGCAACCTGACCAAGGGCGCGCACGACTTCTCCACCGACCTGATCGCCGGCAGCAAGGGCGACGCCGTGGCCCTGGAGCGGGCGCAGGCGTTCATGCTGGAGCAGTTCCAGGCGCAGCAGACCGCCGCGCAGTTCGACACGGACTCGGCCGACGTTGCTGGCCTGAACCCGGCGCGGCAGCGGCCGGACATGTTCGTCGACCAGCGCGAGTTCCGGTACCCGATGTGGGCGGCGATCAACAAGGGCACCATCGCCGACGCCACCCCGTTCGTCATCCCGAAGTTCAACAGCGCCAGCGGCCTGGTCGCGAACCACACCGAGGGCACCGAGCCGACGCCCGGCTCGTACACGGCGACGTCGCAGACGATCACCCCGACGCCGGTCGCCGGCAAGGTCGAGATCACCCGCGTGGCGTGGGACCAGGGCGGTAACCCGCAGCTGTCCGGGCTGATCTGGCGGCAGATGCAGCGCGCCTGGTACGAGTCGCTGGAGGCCGCCGCGGTGGCGGTGCTCGACGCCGCGACGCCGACCGCGATCACGCTGACCGCCGGCGGGGGCACGACCGGTCAGACCCTCGACAGCGAGATCACGGCCGCGCTCGCCGCTCTCCAGTTCATCCGGGGCGGGTTCTCGATGGACACCGGGTTCGCGCAGATCGACCTGTACAAGGCGCTGGTCGCGGCGAAGGACAACGACGGTCGCCGGCTGTTCCCGGCGCTGGGGCCGAGCAACGCGTCCGGCACGGCGTCGAGCCGGTACTCGGCGATCGACGTCAACGGCGTCGTGATGCTGCCGGCGTGGGCGCTGGCCGCGTCCGGCGACGTGGTCGCGTCGAGCTACCTGTTCGACCGGGAGGTCGTGCACGGGTGGGCGACGGCCCCGCAGCGGCTGGAGTTCCAGTACCGGGTTTCGCACGTCGACCTGGCGATCTGGGGCTACAAGGCGGCGGCGATCACCGACCTGTCCGGCGTCCGGGAGATCACCTACGACCCGACCGCCGGCGCCTGAGCCGCCCGCCCACCCGACCGACCCTGAGTAGGGAGCCCTCATGGCAAACGATCCGGCCGCTCCGGCGGCGAAGAAGCCGACCACCGCCCCCGCGAAGACGCCCGCCGCCTCGGCGGCGCCGTCCGCGCCCGCCGCGCCATCCGCTGCCGCGCCGGTCGACCCGGCCGCTGCGGCGATTCGGGACGTGGCCCGCGACGCGGAGATCCGCCGGCTGACCGACGAGCGTGACGAGCTGCGGAAGCGTGTCGGCGACACGTCGGAGCTGGAGACGCTGCGGGCCGAGGTCGCCGCCCTGCGCGAGGCCGCCGCCCGCACCGGCGGGGTCACGCCCCGGTGGACGATGTCGGCTGGGGTCGCTGCGGACCTGGAGAACACCGGGTACGCGACCGACCCGACCACCGGCGACGCCTACGTGCGTGACGGCGACAAGGTGACGGTCACCTCGCGTGGCGGCCGGACCCGCACCGTTGACATGCCGCGTCCGTCGGGCGCTGGCGACAGCGACAGCGCCCGGAAGAACTGAGCGGAGCGCGGCCGTGCCCTGGAAGCCTGACTACCTCACCGCCGTGCAGGCGGCGGAGTTCGTGCACGCCACGAGCGCGAGCGAGGCGGAGCTGGCGACTTGGTGCACGGCCGCGTCCCGGGCCATCGACAACCGGTGCAACCGGCAGTTCGGTAAGACGGACGGGCCGGTGGTGCGCACGTACCGGCGGCCGGCCGCCTACGACCGGGTGTCGGGGCTGTGGCTGCTGGAGGTCGACGACGTCCAGGACGTGACCGGGCTGACGATCGGCGGCGTGGCGTACGCGGACACGGGGGCGACACTGCTGCCGGACAACGCGGCCGCCGACGGCGTGCCGTACGAGCGTCTCGGCTTCACCGACGCGCCGGCCGGTCCGGTGCTGGTCGCGGCGATCTGGGGCTGGTCGGCGGTGCCGGCGCAGGTGGTCGCCGCCTCCAAGCTCCAGGTGTCGCGGTGGGCCAGCCGGCGGAACTCGCCGTACGGGATCGCCGGGTCGCCGTCGGACGGGTCGGAGATGCGGCTGCTGGCCCGCCTCGACCCCGACGTCCACACCACCCTCGCCGGTTTGGCCCGGCGCCGCAGGGTGGGCTGATCGGTGAACCTGGACGACGTCGCCGCCCAGCTCGGCGAGGCGCTCAAGACGATCGAGGGCCTGAACGTGCCGGAGTGGGGTGTGCGCCGGGTGTACCCGCCGTTCGCGCTGATCCCGCTGCCGGAGCAGGTCGAGTACGACGCGACGTACGGGCGGGGCAGTGACCGGATCGAGGACTGGCCGCTGCTGGTGCTGCTGTCCCGGCCGACCGAACCGGAGACGCGCAAGGCGATTGCTGCGTACGCGGACGGGTCGGGGCCGAAGAGCGTCAAGGCGGCGATCGAGGCGCACACCTACACGGCGTTCGACTCGGTGCGGGTCGGGCGCGCTGAGTTCGACGTCGTCAGCTACGACGGCGTCGACTACCTCGCCGCCATGTTCCACCTCGACATCACCGGAAAGGGCACGTGATGGGTTACCAGCACGGCAAGGACACACAGATCACCGTGGGCGGTGACGACATCTCGGCGTGGACGAACACGTCGGAGATGACCCGCGGCGCGGCCGGCCACAACGTGACCCACTACGGCAAGGGCGCCGAGGTGCACACGGGTGGGCTGAAGAACGGCCAGTTCACGTGCGGCGGCACCTACGACAACACCGCGACTACCGGCACGCACGCCGTGCTGAACCCGCTGGTCGGCACGGTCGTGGAGATCGTGCGTATGCCCGAGGGCACGGGCACGGGCAAGCCGACGCAGACGTTCGATGGGCTGCTGACGCAGTACGTGGAGACGAACCCGGTCGCGGACATGGTCACGTGGTCGGCGCAGTTCACGATCAGCGACGACGTCGCCGAGACGACGCAGGCGTAAGGGGGGCGACGGTGGCTGTTGACAAGGCTGCACTGTTCCGGGCCCGCTGCCCCGAGGCGGACGTGGAGCTGCCCGGTGTGGGCACCGTGCGGGTGCGGGGCCTGACCCGGGCCGAGGTCATCGAGATCGGCAAGGGCGCCAACGACGGCAAGGACATGGAGCCGTACTCCCTGTCGCTGGCGATGGTCGACCCGCGGCTGACCGAGGACGAGGTGCGGGAGTGGACCCGGGTCGCCACGTTCGGCGAGCTGGAGACGCTCAACCACGAGATCAACCGGCTGTCCGGGATCGCTGGCCGCGCCGACAAGGAGGCGTACAAAAGCCCTCCAGGCGGATCCGGGGCTTGAGTTCGACTTCTTCCTGGCCGAGAAGCTGGGGATGACGGTGGCCCGGATGCGGGCCGAGATGTCCAACGACGAGCACGTGTACTGGCAGGTCTACTACGCGCGGAAGGCGCAGCGGCAGCAGCTGGAGCAGCTGGTGGCGCAGGGACAGCGGGCGGGGAGGTGAGCGGGGCGTGATCGTCGAGCCGATCCGGATCGAGGGCCTGGCCGCGCTCAACCGCAGCCTGAAGCGCCTCGACGCGGAGGCGCCGAAAGGGCTGCGGCTGGCCCACAACGAGGCAGCGAACATCGTGGTCGACGAGGCGCGGCGCCGGATCCCGTCCGTGTCGGGGCGGGCGCGGGCATCGGTGAAGGCCAGGTCGACGCGGACGGCGTCAAGAGTGTCCGCCGGGTCGAAGCGGGCGCCGTACGTGCCGTGGCTCGACTACGGCGGCGAGGGCCGCGTCGCGGGCCGGCCGGGCAAGCGAGAGTTCCGCAAGGGCGGCCGGTACGTGTACCCGGCGTTCCACGACAAGCGCGACGAGTTCACCCGTGTGCTGGAGCGGTCCCTGTCCGGAGCGGTGGCTGCGGCCGGGCTGGAGATGAGCTGATGGCAGGCAACGCGGTCACCTTGACGTTCGCCGGCGACGCGTCGGCGCTGGAGAAGGCCGCCGCGCGGGCCAGCGCGGCGACGCAGTCCGTGGGGGACGCGGCGCAGCGGGCGTCCGCCGACACGGGGCAGGCCGCAGGCGCCGCCCGGGAGTACACCGACCGGATGACGCGGCTGGGTGCGGTCGCGGCCGGCTCGTCGGCGGCGATCGGTGACGCGGGTGGTGCGGTGTCGGCGCTGGCCGCCATCCAGTCCCGGGGCGCGGACAGGGCGCAGGCGCAGGCCCGCGCCCTGGCCGACGTCGAGCAGGCCGGCCTGGACGCCGAGCAGGCCCTCGGTGACCTGAAGCAGGCGCAGCTGGACCTCAACCAGGCGCAGATCGACGCGAAGCAAGCCGGCGTCGACGCGGAGCAGGCCATCCTCGACCAGAAGCAGGCCGGACTCGACGCCGCCGAGGCGCAGAAGGCGTACAACGCGGCCGTGAAGGAGCACGGCGTCGGGTCGGCGGAGGCGAAGCAGGCCGCGCAGGACCTGGCGCAGGCCCAGCTTGATCTGAAGCAGGCCGGGGTCGACGCCGAGCAGTCGCAGGCCGACCTGAAGCAGGCGCAGGAGGACGGTGCGCAAGCCGGCCGGGACATGGCGCAGGCGACCCGGGACGCGAAGGACGCCCAGCTGAACCTGGTCGACGCGCAGAAAGCGGCCGACCCGTCCACCCTGTCGAAGTGGGGGACGGAGATCGAGCTGGTGTCGACGGCCGCCATGGGCCTCGTCGGCACGGTCAACTTGCTGGCGATGGCCAACCAGGCCGTGTCGCTGTCGGCGATCCGGGCGGCCGCGGCAACCGCCGCGTCCAAGACGGCGCAGCTGGCCGGCGCGGCAGCCACCGGCATCGCCACCGCGGCGCAGTGGGCCTGGAACGTGGCCATGAGCGCGAACCCGATCGGGCTGGTCATCATCGCGGTCGGTGCGCTGGTCGCGGGGATCGTGTGGCTGGCCACGCAGACGACGTTCTTCCAGGACACGTGGAAGGCGATCTGGGGCAAGATCGGCGAGCCGGTGAAGGCCGCCTGGGACTGGATCAAGCGGATGGGCTCGGCCGCCCTCGACTGGTATCTGTCCCTGCCGGGCAAGATCTGGAACACCTTCAAGAAGATCGGCGGCTACGTCAGCGCCCCGTTCAAGGCCGGGTTCAACGCGGTCAGCAGGGCGTGGAACGCGACCGTCGGGCAGCTGCGGTGGACGGTGCCCGGCTGGGTGCCCGGCATCGGCGGCGCCACGGTCGGCGCGCCGCGGCTGCCTGAGTTCCACGTGGGTGGCACCGTGCCCGGCCGGCCCGGTGAGACGGTGCTGGCCGCGTTGAAGGCCGGCGAGCGGGTGTCGTCGCCGTCCGCGTCGATGGGTGGGGCGACGCTGCGGGTTGAGGCCCGCGACGGTGGTAGTCAGTTGGAGCGGCTGCTCGCCGAGTGGTTCCTCCACGCGATCCGCACGGGCGCACTCCAGCTGAACGTGCGCGACGGCCGCGTGGTGGTGGGTCGTGGCTGAGCAGAACGTCGTGGACATCGGCCTGTATCTCGGCGCGCAGCTGGGCTGGGTGGACGTCACGGAGCACGGCCGGCAGGGCGTCGCGGACTCCGGTGGCGGCATCACCATCACCCGCGGCGACGGAACGCCCGGCACGATGGACCTCGTTCTGGCGAACCCGGGCGGCCGGTACTCGCCCCGCAACCCGCGGTCCGACCTGTTCGGGCTGCTCGGCAGGAACACGCCGATCAGGGTCGGGCTCGTCGAGCTGGACGAGGCGTTCAACACCACCACCACCGGCACCTGGGCGCCGTCGGGCTGGTCGACGTGGGGTGCGGGCGGGTCGCTGACCGCCGCCGACTTCGGTGCTGACGGTGGGTCGGCGTGGCATCGGCTGCCGGTGGCGAACGCGTACCGCGGCACGCACTACACCGGCCGCCGGTGGCGCGACTGCGAGGTGCGGACGACGTTCACGATGGCGCCGGCCGACGTGGTTGGTGGGCCGTTGGAGCCGGCCAACCTGCTGCTGCGGTTGCAGGACGTGGGCACCTACTACATGGCGCGGGTGGAGGTGACCACCGCCGAGGCGGTGACCGTGTCGCTGCACCATTCGTCTGCCGGTCTCATCGCCGGGCCGGTCACCGTGGCGGGGCTGGTGTATGCCGGGCAGGCGCTCGCGGTGGCCGCGAGCGTGGTGGGTGACCGTCTGGCCGCGAAGGTGTGGAATCCGGCCGCTGGGGAGCCGCGTGACTGGCAGGTGACCGCTGTCGACACGCGGCTGACGGCCGCCGGGTATGTGGGTGTGCGGTCGGGGGTGGCGGGCAGCAACACCAACACGAAGCCGCTGGAGTTCCGCTACTACGACCTGCGGGTGGTCGACCGGCGGGCGTGCATGGAGGTGGCGTCCTGGCCGCCGCGGTGGAACGTGCCGGGCACCGACACGTGGGTGCCGGTCCAGGCTGCCGGGATCCTGCGCCGCCTTCAGCAGGGCGCTAAGCCGCTCGACTCCGCGTTGTACCGGTATCTGACCCGGACGGCGCCGTCGGCGTACTGGCCGCTGGAGGACCCGGCCGGGTCGTTGCAGGCCCGGTCGGCGGTCGCCGGTATCGCGCCGATGGTGCCGTTCGGGTATAGCCGGTTCACCACGCCGGGCACGGGTCGGCCGGAGCCGGCTGCCGGTCTGCCGGTGTTCGGCAGCGGGTCGGGTATTCCCGGGTCGCATCCGGTGGTGGACCTGGCGCAGGGCGGCACCCTCCAGGCGTCCCTGCCCTACTCGCCGTTCGCGAACTGGCGCATCGAGTGGGTGGCGATCTCACCCCGCGACAAGGGGAAGATCGTCATCCCGGTCCGCTGGTCGACGGACGGCACCTGGCCGCGGTGGGACATCCAGATCGAGCCCACCGGCATCTTCGCCACGTTCGGGTCGACGGACGGCACGAACGCCGGCACCGCCTCCAACTCGACGCTGAACCTGTACGACGGGCTGCCGCACCACTTCCGGATCGAGGCGACCGACATCGGTGGCGGCACCGTCAGCGCCCGCATCTGGGTCGACGCCGTCCAGGTCGCCACCTTCAGCATGTTCGGGTCGGCGCTGTCGGGCACGGCCGGCAGCATCACGCAGGTCACCGTGAACCCGCTGGAGATCCGGCAGGACAGCGCGGAGTCGCCGGCCATGCCGATCCTCGGCCACCTGGCGATCTGGAACCCGCCCGGCGCCGCCACGAACACCACGGCGGCGATGCGCGGGCACGCCGGTGAGACGGCCGCCGACCGGGTCGCCCGGCTGTGCGCCGAGCAGGGCGTGCCGGTGTTCGTCACCCGCGGCCCGGACCCGTCGCAGCCGATGGGTCCGCAGCGGCCCGACACGTTCCTGTCGCTGCTGCGCGAGTGCGAGGACGCCGACGGGGGGATCCTCGGTGAGGCCCGCGAGCAGTTGGCGCTCACGTACCGGTGTCTCGGCGCGCTCTACAACCAGACGCCCGTCGTGCTGCCGTACGACCACCTGGCGCCGCCGCTGGAGCCGACGGACGACGACGACCACGTCCGCAACGACGTGACCGTCAGCCGGCCGGACGGCGGCACCGCCCGGGCCGTGCTCGAGCTGGGGCCGCTGTCGGTGCTGTCGCCGCCGGCCGGGGTCGGCACCTACGACACCAGCGTCACCGTCAACGTGGCCGACGACGTCCAGCTGCCCGACCAGGCCGGGTGGCGGCGGCACCTCGGCACGTGGGATGAGGCCCGCTACCCGACGGCCCGGATCAACCTGGCCGACCCGGAGTGGGTCGGTGACGAGGACCTGGCCGCCGCGGTGACCGCGCTGGCCGCCGGGGACGTGCTGGCGCTCGACGAGCTGCCCGTCTGGCTGCCGCCCGGCCCGGCGCTGGAGATGGTCCGCGGGTCAGTGGAGCGCCTCGACGAGTTCACGAGGTCGCTCGACTGGACGTTGACGCCGGCCGGCCCGTACACCGTGGCGACCGCCGACGGTGAGCCGCGGGTGCCGGCTGACGGCACGGCGTTGTCGGCGGCGGTCCCGTCGGCGACGTGGGGGTCCTTCCAGATGACGTCGACGGCGGCGAACGGCCCGTGGATGACCAACGCGGCCGACTTTCCGCTGCTCGTCAGGGTCGGTGGCGAGGTGATGGAGGTGTCGACGATCGGCGGGACCGGCCTGACGCAGACCGCGATCGTGTCCGCCCGCGGCGTCAACGGCGTCTCGCGGGCGTGGCCGGTCGGCACTCCAGTCGACGTGTGGATCCCGGCGGTGGCCCCGCTGTGACGACGAAGGAGAGGTGACCCGTGGCAGTGCAGTCGGGGCAGAGGCTGACGCCGGCGAGGCTCAACCGGATATATCTCGCCCGGAAGACGGTCGACGAGAGCGTCGTGAACAACGCGACGGTCCAGGACGACGACCAACTACAGGTGTCCGTCCCGGCGAACTCGGCGTTCCGGCTGCGCCTGTTCGCCGTGCACACCACCCCAGCCACGCCGAACCTGCGGATCGGATTCGCTGGCCCGGCCGGGGTGTCGTTCGGTCGGTTGAAGTTCGAGGCCGGTCCGAACGCCAGCTTGCAGGTGGGTGTGCTGGCGGCCGGGTCTGCGCCGTCGACGGGTGGTGTCACCGGCACGGGCGCGGACAGTCCGCTTGAGGTGATCGGGGTGGTGACGACCGGTGCGACGGCGGGGCTGATCCGGTTTCAGTGGTCGCAGTCGGTGGCGAACGCGGCGGCGGCGGTTGTTCGTGCCGGGTCGTTCCTCGAACTCGTGCAGTTCGACTGAGTGGAGGATCCGTGAGCTACTACCTGGCGCCATCCCTGGACGTACTCAGGGGCGAGATCAACACCCGATGGCCGGGCCGGGACAAGGGGTCCGACGGGTGGATCGGCGACGCCGCCCACCAGGCCAGCAAGTCCGACCACAACCCCAACAGCCGGGGCAGCGTCAACGCGATCGACGTCGACAAGGACGGCGTCGACATGTGGGAGATCATCGCCGCGTTCGAGCGGCACCCGTCCGCCCACTACTGGATCTATCGGGGGCTGATCGCTGACGCCGACCAGAACTGGCGTCGCCGCCTCTACACCGGCTCCAACCGGCACGACAAGCACGGACACCTGAGCATCCGCCAGTCACGGGCGGCGGAGCAGGACCGACGACCCTGGGGACTCCTGGAGGATGAGATGAGCGAAGCCGAGATCATCGCGGCGCTGCGGAAGGCGATCACCACCGACCCCGTGATCAAGCGCGAGCTGTCCCGGCTGCCGTGGGCGTTCGCGCCTGCCGAGCACGCCGGCAAGAAGACGGCGCACGCCCTAGTGCTCCAGGACCTGCCGCGGCTTGTGGCGACGGTGCGCTCCGAGCTGGCCGAGCAGGCCGGCCGGGACGTGGTCGACGAGCAGCAGGTGGCCGCCGGCCTCGCGCCGGCGCTGCTGGCCGTGCTCACCCCGCAGGCGATCGCCGCCGCCATCCCGACCGACATCGCTGGCCAGGTGGCCGACGAGCTGGCCGGCCGCCTGGGGCAGGCACGTGAGTGACCGGCGAGCGCATCCGACAGGGCGTCAGGGACTGGTGCTCCGTCCTGCTTGGCCTGGGGATCATCGGCCATCAGGCGTTCATCGTCGCGCCGGGTCAGGCGTCGGAGATGCTCGTGCTGACCGGCATGGGTCTGCTGGCCACCCCGGCGTTGGGCGGCACGCTGGGGCTGCGGCGGGAGGCCAGTGGGGACGGATCTGGCTCTCCGTCGTCGCCTTCGTCGTCGCCGTCACCATCCTCGTCGTCTCCGGCGCCGTCCGGGGCGGGTGATTCGGCATGACCTACCAAGGGTGGCGGGCGCTGGTGGCGTGTCTGCTGGTGGCCGCCGCGTCGTCGCTGGTGTCGATCGTCTACGCCAACGCGGCCGCCCGGCAGTCGGAGCAGCGGTGGTGCGGGATCGTGACGACGCTCGACGACGCGTACCGGGCGACGCCGCCGCAGTCGGAGGCCGGCCGGAAGATCGCGGCGGACATCGCTCGGCTGCGGGGCGAGTTCCGGTGCGACCGGTGAGTTACTCGCGGCAGACGTGGTCCGGGTCGACGACGGCCTGGCCGCAGTCGTCGTCCCGGCAGCGCCACACCCGCACTCCCCACCCGCAGTCGGGGCAGCCGGTCCACGCCGGCGTCGGCGCGGGGTGCCCGGCGGGGCAGGTGTCGGGGGCGTCCTCGCGCCACTCCGCCGGTCCGCGGGCTGGGTCCGACCAGTAGCCACGCACCATCCGACGACCGTACAAGGAGAACGAGGATGCAGAACGACTACAACCCTGACGAGAGCTCGGCCGAACCGCTGGTGTCGGTCGGTGGGATCACCGCCGCCGCGACCGCGATCATCGGTCTGCTGGTCGCGTTCGGCCTGGACCTGACCGACGAGCAGCGGACCGCGATCCTCGGCGTGGTGGCCGTGGCCGCGCCGCTGGCCGTGGCTGCCATCGGCCGCAGGCGGGTGTACGCCCCGGCGACCGTTGCGAAGCTGCTCCGCCGGTAGCCACAGACGCAGCGCCCCCGCCCAGCTCCCCGGGTGGGGGCGCTGCTCCGTCTACGGCACCCGCCGCCGCTGCTTCCACCGGTTGGCCGTCGACTTACCGACGCCCGCCGCCCGGCCCAGCACCCGGCCCGACGGCTCCCGGCCCAGCTCCCGGGTGAGCCGCTTGTACGCCGCGGCGAGCCGGTCGCCCTCCGCGTCCTGCTCCACCGGCCCAGCTGGGTCGGGGCCCGGGTCGGGTGCTGGGTCGGCCCGACCCACCGTGAGGACGGCGTCGACCCGGGGGCGGGCCGGGCGGCGCAGGTGGGCCGGCTCGTCGGTCGCGTCGACCATGTCCCACAGCCCACCAGGGGAAACGTCGGCCCACCGTGGCAGGTCCCGGTCGGCGAGCATCGCGCGGGCAGCCCCGCTGGTGATCCGCTCCCGGGCCTGTGCCATCTGGACGCGAACCTCGGCGCAGCGCATGAGGTCCGGGTCGAGGCCGGTCGGCTCCGGCTGGGTCGCCTGGGTCGGGGCGGTGGGTCGACCACGAAGAGCGGCCCACGCGGCCCGGATCCGGCCGGTCGGCGCAGCGGCCCGCTGGGTCGCCCGGTGCTGCCGGTACCCCTCCCACGCGGCGCGCGGGTCGCGTACGTGGTGGTCGATGCTCCACCGCCGGGCCAGCAGGCTGCGGATCGGGAACGCGCGGCGGCGGGCCGGGTCGAAGGCCGCGCCGGTCTCGTCGACCAGGTCCTCGCGGAGCAGCTGGACGTGCTGCTGCCGGCGGGTGTGCAGCCCCCACAGCCACGGCGACAGGCTCGACAGCACACCGAGGATGACCGCGAGCGCGGTCGGCTCCAGCAAGCTCTCCGCGAAGTGGCTGTAGTTGACGGCCGCCATCACCAGGGCGATCGCGTAGGAAGCGCGCCGCAGCCGGGCGGCGGTCGTGCGGGCGCCGGCGAGCAGGGCGTCGTGGGCGTGCCATCCGACGTACAGCGCCACCGACTCGGCGGCCGCGGCGACTCCGACGGCGACGGCGACCCGGGCGACGGGGTGCCACTCGGCCGGGGTCTGGTCGTAGGCGTACGCGAGCTGCCCGCCGACCGCGGCCGCGTTGACGAGCAGCAGCGGCCCGACGGTCCGGGCGGTGCCGAGCAGGGCGCGGACCCGGGCGCGGCGACGGGCGCGGGCCTTGGCCTGCGCCTTGCGGCGGCGCTTCTCGGCGCGGGCGCGTTCGCGGGCGGCGCGGCGCTGCTCTTCGCGGTCGGCGGCGGCCTGGTCCCGGGCGAACTGGTCGGCGAGGCGGCGGCGCTGGTCCTCGGCGAGGGCGGCGGCGGCGATCTCTTCCGCGGTGGGCTGGCGGCGGCTGATCAGCTTCACCGGGCACCTCCGGCGGGAGCAGGGGCGTACGGGCTGGTGGCTGCCTCGTAGCGCTCCGACCGGCAGGGCCCGCAGTTGTGGGCGAGGGAGCCCCGGTGACGGGGGCACTGGTCGGCCCCCGGCGGCGGAGGCGGGGCGGCACCACGCCGGACCGGGTCGGCACCCGCCTTGTTCTTCGGGACGAAGCGACGCCAGTTCCGCGCGGCAGCGCGGCCCTTCAACTTCTGAGGATCTTCGACTTCGGGTGACGCGCCTTGGCTGTCACCCCCTGGGGCCTGATCTGTCGCCCCGGCCGCTCCGGATGTCACCCCCTTGATCGCGGATGACACCCCGTCGACCACGAGTCGGTAGACGCGGGTGACGATCCCGGCGACCTGCCGGACGACGAGCCGGCCGGCCTGGACGAGCCGGGCGAGGGACCGCTGCACGGTCCGCTCGGACACGCCCACGTAGTCGGCGATGGTGGCCACCGACGGCCAGGCGTCGCCGGAACGGTCGGCGTGGGCGGCGATGGCGAGCACGACCAGGCGGTCTGTGCCGCGCAGATCCTTGGTCGCCAGCAGGGCGGCCTTGACGGGCTGGCTCACCGGGCACCGCCGAACGCGCCGGTCGGGAAGACGTGGACGTGCCCGCAGGGCCGGGTGATGTCCGGCGCCATCGGCACGGGGCGCGGGGCGAGGCCGGCGGCCACGACGGTCAGCTCGACGTCGACGGTGTGCTTGGGGCAGGCGTAGATCGAGGCGTCGAGGGAGGCGTCGGCGCTGTCGGGGCCGCTGTAGACCTCGATGCGGTCGACGGCCGGCTGGTCGCAGGTGGGCAGGGTGAACGGTAGAGTGCTCACGGGTCAGGACTCGCTTCCTGATCAAGGGCCCGGCCGGAGTTGCAGTCTCCGCGTCCGGGCCCGACCTGTTGTCGGGCGTTGTGCGTCAGGGGGAGGGGATCAGCGTCGCCGGCTGCCGAGCTGCGCGAGCCGCGCCCGGTCCTCGTCGGTCATCTCCCGGGCGATGATGCGGCCGAGGTGGCGCGAGGAGTTGTTGAGCCACCAGCCTGCGTCCGTGTGCCGCAGCGCGACCTCGCGGTACATGGAGATGAGCTCGGCGACCAGCTCGGCCGGCTGGTCACCAGCGGTCGCCGTGATCTCGGTGGCGATCCGGTCGAGCATGACCGCGCGGTCGTTCTCGGCGAGCCGGATGACGTCGGGGTTGCGGTCGGTGAGCTGCGGCAGGCCGGTCATCTCAGTTCCTCTCTCGTTGACAAGCACATCTTGTCAAATGACCCACCATACGTCAAGCGTTACTTGTCAAACTCTCCGGCGGGGTGCATGCTGTCTGTGACAGGTACCACCCGCCAACAACGCGAGGGCACGCTATGGAACTCGACGACGAACTCGACCCCTATCGGCCCGACGCCACCGTGGAGGAGCGCACCGACCACGTCATCGGCGTGCTGCTGTCCGACGACGACCCGGTACGCCGCTACCGCACCGTCCAGGCACTCCAGGACGGCCGGCTCCGCGAGGCCGCCGCAATCAGCCTCCGGCAGTTGCGCGACCAGCACGGCACCACCGACGCCGCAGCCGCCGCCGTCGGGATCAGCCGCCAGGCCGCCAACGAGCTGCTCGCCAAGGCCGGCGCCCCCGGCGCCCGGGAGGACCGCGCCGTACGCGACGCGCCCACCTACGCCTACGGCACCTACCTGGCCGCTGCCCGCGCGTGCGCCGACAACATCCCGGCGGGCCCCCGCCGGGAGAAGGCGATCATGCGGTACCACGACCTGGAGGCCAAGGCGGTCCAGACCCTGACGGTGTTCCCGGCCCTCGCCGAGGCCGCGCAGAAGTGGCTCAGCCAGGTCCGGCCGCCGAGCGCCCGGGAGAACTGCGCCCGGAAGCTGGAGAACGCGGCCGCGCGGATCGCCGACTGGGTGGCTGGTCGCACCGACCCGTGGCTCAGCATTGGCGAGCAGTCGGAGGTGTACATCGGCTACCACTCCAGCCGCGTGCGGTGGCGTGAGGAGCGGCGTACGACGAGCGTGTGAGCTAGCGAGGCGGCCCCGCCCCACGGAAGGGGACGGGGCCGCTTGCCGTCGGGCTACAGCGCCACCTGGGCACGCCACCGGCAACCGTTCGACACCTTGAAGCCCTTGTCCGTCGACTGCACCCGCACCGTCGCGGACTCGCCCGGCTCCAGGTTGTCGTCCTCGATGATCGAGTCCGACCGGCCGAACGACCGCAGGCGCGCCCAATAGCACGGGTGGTCGCCGGCCGTCGTCACGTACGTGCCGGCCGCCACCTCGGTGCCGACCGTGTAGATGCCGTCGGTCAGCTCCGCCGGCCGGGTAGACGCCGGCGCCGACGTGGCCGGGGCGCTGGTGGGCTGCTCGCTGGCCGGGGCGGTGGTGGCCGCCGGACCGCCGGCCGGCTGCTGGTCCGGTGGTGAGTCGACGAGCAGGATGCCGACGATGACGGCCAGGACGACGGCCACGGCGACGGCCAGGCCGATCTGACGGGGATTCGCGCGCATCGGTGACCTCCGGTTGACGCTGCGTTGTCCAACGCTAGCGGGGGCGCGCAAGTTGCGAGGACCGCTCGACCTTCGGTCGGGGGCCGGCGGGCGGGCGGACCGGGGCGACCCTTGGCCGGACCCGCGCCGGGGCGGCGGCCGGCGGCGGCGCGGACAGGACGCGCAGTCCATCCAGCTGCACGTACACCTCCCGCTTGTCGGTCGCCTCACCGCCGGGGCCGAGGACGTAGCCGGTGAGCCACACCCACCCGTGGTAGGTGGGGCGGGGGTCGACGGACACCAGGCGCAGCCGTAGCGCGCGGTCGCCGCCGAACTGGACGGACGCCTCGCCGCCGATGTGCAGCACGGTGCCGGGGCGCAGGCTGGCCGGGGTCACCGGAGCAGGTGGCCGAGCAGCACGGCCAGGGCGACGACCGCGGCGCAGGCGAGGATCGGCCACCGCTCGGCGCGGGTGGTCGGGGGCGGCAGCTCCGGCGGCGGCGCCTTGACGCGGTCGCCGTCGACGATGGGCGGCGGACTGGCGTGCCGGTAGTCGGGCACCACAACGATCACCCCATATGACTCAAGATCACCAAACGGTCACTATCCGCACCGTACTTAGGGTGCTTAGGGAGGTCAACGACGCGGCTGATGTCCTCTGTCGCTCATGGTGTAATTCGCGGGCCCAACCCCTGGAGATCCCCATATGCCCGCGCGCTTCCTCACCTACGAGCAGATCGCTGCTGACCTCGCCGAACGAATCACTCGTGGCGAATACGCGCCCGGCACAAAGCTGCCGAGCACACGCGCGCTCGCCGAGCTGTACTCGGTTTCCACGGCGACGGTCGAGCGGGCGCACATCGTGTTACGGGAACGCGGGCTGACATACGGCGTGATCGGTAGGGGCGTATTTGTCGCAGAGCGCGAAGAAGGCAACTCGTAGCGCCATCAGAAAGTCTGATGTCCTACCTACGCTTGGTAGGACGTGAGGAACGGTGCCGATCTATTCGCGTTCCGTGATCAAACTTGCCGTTCAGGCGCTCCGTCCGCTCACGCTGGGTGGTCTATACCACGTGGAACTTCCACGTGCCACTCGGGGACTTGCTCCACTGGGGACAGCTACCTGAGTTCACCTGAGCAGGGCTTTCGCCGCCCGGTCGCACGGGTGTTTCATCAGTGCTCCGGTTAAGTCTCCGTTAAGACAAGGAGCCCGCGTGCGCCACAATCCCTCCCCGCTGCTCATCCTCGGCACCATCGTCGCCGCCACAGCCGCCGCCTGTTGGGTGGCGAGGCGCGAGTCCCTTCGATCCCGCCAGGCCGTCCAGGTACCGCAGGACCCCCTGCCGCCCGACACCCGGTCCGTGTACTGGCAGGTGTACTCCGACGTCCTGGAGGACCTCGGCGGCGTCGGTGGCGGAGGGCCGATGGTCTAG